ATGGAGAATGAAAAATACCAACAAACATAGCAAAACTATTTGTGAACAATATACTTTAAAAGAAAGAAAAGATAATCCAAATAAATTTGAGTTAATAAATAGACCAAGAAAGCATAGGTATCTTTATTTTATAGGTAATAAAAAAGATAAAAAACAAATGTTAAAAGACTTAAAATATCCTATTATAAAATATCCTAAAACAAAAAACATTAATTATACAACTAATACAAATATAAAAACGCAACAATTATTAATATGAAAAAAAAACCAAACAAAGTAGAGAGAGAATGGATGACTAAGGTGGCATCATATGGTTGTGTAGCTTGACACATATTAAAAAAAACCCTGTCTTGATTTATTTCAGACAGGGTTTTTTTGTTTTTAAGCAGATTAAAAATTCTTTAACAAAGTGATATGGCTTTGGTTTATTTACTTAGTCTTTTTAGCTTTGTTTTATACTTCTTAATGTAGGTGTGAGCAGTTTTTTGTTTAGTTTCCCACCTACTAAGAAGTTTCTCAAGATTACTAATCTTTTTAGCAACCTTTTCATCTTTAGTTAGGATTAGTTTAGCTTTAGGTTTTAAATTACCCTCTAACCAACCTTTGTCCATAACATATTGACCTAATTCAAGTTCAATCTCAGCTTGTTTTAAAGAGTGATTTCCTTTATCGTTAGGGTATTGAAAGTAATAAATCCGATGTGAAACATCATGGACTAACCTTCTCCAACCCTTCCAAAGAGAACTGGAATCGCCTGATAAAGCAATCCAACATCTTCTAGGTCTTGTTCTTCCAGCTATTAACTTTTTTGTAATCCATTTAGTATTAGATAAGTTTCTAACTTTCTTTTTACCAAACTTACTCATTAAAAGTTTATAAGCTGTAAATGCTTCTTCTTTAGTTATGTAAGGAAGTTCTTTAGGAAATTGTCTATTAACTTTTCCATAAGTGCTTCTCATTTTTTTTTGGTATTGTTGAGATAAACTTAATTGTTCTGTTATCTCGCTAGTACCATAAGATTGAATCATCATAATGATTCTCCTTCCTATTTAAAGCCATATTCACAATGTTAAAGAGCAAATCTAAACTGTCACTTTAGATAGAATCAAATTCCTAAAAATTTAATTCATAGTTAATTATATAGTATTTGGTTTTTCAATTTTTGTATTTTGGCTAAATTTAGATTAATTCAAATTTACTTTTATTAATTATCAATGGTAAATAAAAATTATTAGTTAGGATTTGAAAAACTTGACAAGGTTTTTTGACGATAACTAATAATAGTAAAAAGATTTTTTTGCATTTATAAAAAAATAAGCATTGATATAAAAGAATAATAAAAAAAATAATTTTTTTTTTGCCTGTGGATAACTGTTTTTAATAATTTATCAAAATATTGTTTGAAATTTATGATTTTCAGCTTTTAAATTCGGTATTGTCAAATTACTATAACTACTATAACAATTTAAGTATGGAGCAAGATAAAACATTTTTTATCATTGAAGAAAAAGATGGCTCACATACTGCTGTTTTAAAGTTTGCTAATTTTGAAACCAAAGAAGAAGCAGAATGTGTAGTAAATAATATTATTCATGAACTTGGTTATATAAACAGAGGTGTGATTTACCCCACCTACCATTAATGATAGTCCAAGACAAAGCAATTACAGATATTAAGCCATATGAAAGAAATCCAAGAAAAAAAAATGATTCCAAAAAAGTAGCAGACTCAATTAAAGAGTTTGGTTGGCAACAACCTATAGTAGTAGATAGAGCAGGAATTATTATTGTAGGACATTCAAGATACGAAGCAGCTAAATTATTAAATTGTGAGAGTATTCCTGTATTAATTGCAGACTTATCACCTGAAAAAGCAAAGGCATATCGTATAGCTGATAATAAAACTAATGAATTTAGTGAATGGGATTTTGGATTATTACATAAAGAGTTTGCAGATTTACTTGATAATAATTATGAATTAAGTAATTTAGGATTTGACGAAACAGAACTAGAGGAGTTTGTGACATTTGAAAAAGAAGAAGGTGTAAAGATTAAGACAAATAAAAGCTGTCCGAACTGTGGCACTAAATTAAAATAACCTACACTCAGGTTAAAGAGGTAAACATGGCAAGACCAAAAAAATATAATATAGATACAGAACAGGTACAAAACTTAGCTAGATTTGGTTGTACGAACATAGAAATAGGTGACTTTTTCGGTTGTTCTCCTGACACAATTGAGAAGGGTTATTCGGAATATTTGAGAAAAGGTAGAGCAGAACAGAAATTAAGACTTAGACAACTCCAATTTAAAGCTGCTGAGAAGGGTAATGCAGCTATTCTAATATGGTTAGGTAAGCAAATACTTGGTCAAAAAGATGGTGTTGAGAGTTCAGATGATGATAAACCTTTGGCTTGGTCTTATGATTAATTTAATAAATGATGATTGTTTAAAAGTATTACCTACAATGCCTGATAAGAGTATAGACTTTATTCTTACTGACCCACCTTATGGAACTACTCAATGTAAATGGGATAGCATTATTCCATTTGAGCCAATGTGGAAAGAGTTAAAAAGAATTATAAAAGATAATGGTTGTATTGCTTTGTTTGGTAGTGAACCATTTAGCAGTTCTTTAAGAATTAGTAATATTAAATGGTTTAGGTATGATTGGATTTGGCAAAAAGATAACAGCACAGGATTCGCAAACGCAAAAAAACAACCAATGAGAAAATATGAAAATATAACTATCTTTTACAAAAAACAACCAACATACAATCCTCAAATGACAGCAGGAAAGCCATACATCATTAAAGAAGGTATAAGAAAAAATAGCATAAAAACTTTATCAGGAGATAAAATTCAAGTTAAAAACAAGTCAAATATAGTTTCGTATTTTAGAAATAAAAATAATAACTTTGGAACAAGATACCCAATAAATATAATTAATTTTAAAAGAGAAAGAGGATTACACCCTACACAAAAACCTGTAGCATTATTAGAATACTTAATAAAAACCTATACTAACGAAAATGATACAGTATTAGATTTTACAATGGGTTCAGGTTCTACAGGTGTTGCTTGTAAAAATACTAATAGAAAATTTATAGGAATAGAATTAGACAAAGAATATTTTGATATTGCAGAAAATAGAATGATTAATGCCACTAACTAAACCTCAAAAAGTTATTATTAAAAGTGACAAGAGATTTAGAGTTCTTATATCAGGTAGAAGATTTGGTAAAACCTATATTGCTATAAATGAATTAGCTAGATTTGCTAGATATCCTAAAAAGAAATGTTGGTATATAGCACCATCTTATAGAATGGCTAAAGATATTGTGTGGAGAGAACTATTAGATAAACTTAGAAAACACAAATGGCTTAAATCAGTTAATAATTCAGACCTAACAGTCACTTTAAGAAACAACTCTATAATATCATTAAGAGGTGCAGATAATGAGAACTCACTTCGAGGGGTAGGTTTAGATTTTTTAATATTAGATGAGTTTAGTGATATCAAAAGCCATGCTTGGTTTGAAGTTCTTAGACCAACACTTAGTGATAAGCATAGAAAAGGTCATGTGTTGTTCTGTGGTACACCTAGAGGATATGGTAATTGGAGTTATAACTTATTTACTAAAGCTGATAGCGACCCTGAATGGGAAAGTTTTAAATATACAACTATAGAAGGTGGTCAAGTATCACCACAAGAGATAGAACAAGCTAGAAATGATTTAGATGAAAGAACATTTCAACAAGAATATGAAGCATCATTTGTTAATTATGCAGGGCAAATCTATTATAACTTTGATAGAACTAAAAATGTTATTTCTAAATATGATAATGAAACTAAGACTATTCATGTAGGTATGGACTTTAATATAGACCCAATGACAGCAGTTATATCTGAAATTAAAGATGATGATGTTTATATTTATGATGAAATACAAATCTATTCTTCTAATACGCAAGAAATGGCACAAGAGTTAAAGAACAGATATTATGGCTATAATATTATTGTATATCCTGACCCTGCGAGTAAACAAAGAAAGACATCAGCAGGAGGTGTGACTGATTTAGCTATATTGAAAAATGCAGGATTTAATATTAGAGTACGAAATACTCACCCACTTGTGAGAGATAGAATTAATAGTGTGAACGCAAAATTAAAAACAGTAAAAGGTAAACATAGTTTATTTATTGCTAACAAGTGTAAAAATGTTATAAAATCTTTAGAAAGACAAATTTACAAGGAAGGTACAGTTATTCCTGACAAGGAGAGTGGGTACGACCACTTTAATGACGCACTAGGTTATATGATAGAATATTTATATCCAATACGAAGAAACTTTACTCCAAGCAGACCTAAGAGGTGGTCATAATGGCTAGTTATACAAGAGAATACTTAACATCAAGGCATATCAACTATGAAAATAAATTTAATGATTGGAACTTTCATTTGCGTTCTTTTCTTGGTGGTCAGGATTATCAAAATGGATATCTATTAAATAGATACACATTAGAAACTGATGAAGAATATTTAAAAAGAGCAAGTAATACACCAATAGATAATCATTGTAAAAATGTAGTTCAAATTTATTCATCATTTTTATTTAGAGTTCCACCAACTAGAGATTATGGCAGTATGACAGGAGACGCAGAATTACAGTCTTTTTTAGTTGATGCAGATTTAGATGGTAGAAGTTTTGATAATATTATTAGAGAAATGCAAGTAAATGCAAGTATCTATGGCACTTGTTGGTGTGTGTTAGATAAACCAAATGTAGTCACAAATACTAGAGCAGAAGAATTACAACAAGATATTAGACCTTATATAAGTCTTTATACTGCTGAAAATGTTTTAAATTGGAAATATGAAAGATTATCAAATGGTAGATTTTATTTGACTTCATTAACTTTACTTGAAGATTTATCAGGAGATGACGCTATTGTTAAGGTTTGGTCATTAGAAGATATCTGCACATATAGAGTTG